GTAAGCTCCGTACCTTTAGCCCGTTCCCAAAGCCATTGTTGATGTTCAATCACACGGCCTATGGTCTGTTCCCAAGTTTCAAATACAGTACCTTCATCATTCAGAGGTCGATTGTATGTGCGGCGGGTAATTACGTTAGCCCGTGTGGAAAATGTTTGTTTATTACTGCTCATTATTAGTGCTTCCCATAGTTTACTGGTTATCTTGTTTTTGTATTCTTTCGCCTATCCAGCGCATCACTGGCACGGCCATGCTGTTTCCCATAGCCTTGTAGCGTGGGCCAACAGGGCAGTCCTCCGTTGGCTTATTGCGCCACGGAATTTTCGTGTAGTTGTCGGGAAAACCTTGTAATCTTTCACACTCAACGGGGGTTAGGCGGCGAACCCTATTTTGCGACTGTATAAAGTCCCCGCCTTGGTTTCCGCCTACAGGACCACCTGCCATCAGAGGTTGGGATATGTCAGTGGCCCTAGCTTTATAATCCTTGCCGCTGTTCATAGGCATAATCGACCAGGCCACCGCTGGCGGGTTTCCTGAACCACTGACCTTAATGGTTGGAGTTGTCCCATCTACCTGACAATCTGGCACAGACATATTTGAACTAAAGGAGACTAAATCAGTAGAAGGGGTGATTATCGCTGGGACAAATAAAGGCGCACCACTGTTAATATGTTGATCCTCTAAACCTTGCTTGTCACCAAATTGGGCGTTTAAAGTTGATGCAATTTCAGCAGGCCACACTTGTGTTTCTTGCCTCTTACTGTCAAAAACAGGCTCCCCAATAAAGCCACTATACTGATTAGCTCCTACGGTAAGAGTGTCAGCAACATATAGTGTCTCGCTTCCACCACCTAAATCTCCTCCTGCTGCTCTGATTGTGCCGACACCTTTGCTGTAACTTCCAAAGCTACTAGAAGTGTATGAGGAAGTTTCTTTCCTCGGCGCTCTGCACGGCGCAGGATGCCCTGACACGCTTTCTGGCTCAAAAAGAACTTCTGCGGCACGTTGCCAGTTTCCAAGGTGGCCCACAACGAACACACGGCGGCGTCTTTGTGCCACTCCGAAGTATTGAGCGTCCAGCACTCTGTATGCGAACCCATACCCGATTTGCCCCAACGCTGAGAGGAAGGTTCCAAAATCTTTTCCTCTGTTAGATGACAGGACGCCAGGCACGTTTTCCCAGACAAGCCACTTGGGTTTAAGTTGTTCAGCCATTGCAAGATAGGTGAGCATGAGATTGCCTCTGGGGTCTGCAAGCCCTTTGCGAAGCCCTGCGATTGAGAAGCTTTGGCAGGGGGTTCCCCCAACGAGAAGGTCAATTGTGTCGGCATTCCATTCCTTAAATTTTGTCATATCCCCGTAGTTCGGTACGTCTGGATAATGATGGTTTAAAACTGCACTAGGAAACTTTTCAATTTCACTAAAAAACTGGGCTTTCCAACCTAGTGGTTCCCAAGCGACAGAAGCAGCTTCTACTCCACTGCATACACTTCCAAATCTCATCGATTATCGCCACTACCGCCCAGAACCCCACGGGCCATGCGACTGTTCAATTTATCCAAATTGCGCTGCGCCACCTCTTCCAGGCCAAAGCCGAGATCAGTGCAGAGAGCGGCAAGGTTCCAAAGGCAGTCACCTGCTTCGTCAGCAATAGCTTCACGATGTTCAGGCAGAAAGTGACCATTGCTGTCCCGCATAACCTTTTGGATTTTGCCTGCGATTTCACCCGCTTCTGCGAACAAGGCTATAGCAGGATACATAATCACGTCAGCATCATCGTAGATGGCAGTTTTACCTGCCTGAGTTTGGTAGTCTTGCATCTTCATAGTTTTTCGCCTCTTCCGTGCATTTCAATTAAATCTTGGATAAAAAACTTCATCTTGTTGAGGTCATAGAGCGTGTCAGTTCCCTGCTTTTCAGCCAGCCGATAACAAGCCTTGAAGATGTCACCACGGCTTTTGCTCATGCCCTTATGGCTGATCAAGTGGCGCAGTTCTTTAGCGTGTGCAGGGATGGTGTAATAAGAGGTAGACAAACCATCAGAGGCAACTTTTATGCGGTCTGAAGTACTGTCTGGTGACGTAAATCTGGTGTCATCCAGTAAGGCCCATTTCGCCATCAGTTGATCCGCTTAGTGTTCTTGTTAATGGGAACAACCTTGGAGTCTTTTACGGCATCTATTAGCTCTTCATCTGGCTCAAACATGATACCGTCATCATCTTCACCGTCAGCTAGTTCTGATAGGTTACCAATGGACGCCAAGCCTTCAGGACTTGCATGAACAAAGAACTCTAAACCCTTGAGCATTAACAAAAGATAGTCTTTAGCTTGCTCATCTAGGCTATCAGTCACATTAGCCAGAGCGATGGTTAGTGGTTCACCTTCTTCAGACAAGGTGACACAGATAGATATGCTATCTTCGGGAAGATCTTGTGCATTCATTTTTTTAGCCTTTTAGTTAAGTTGAAAAAGTGATCCGCATCTACGACTGCCAAAGGCTTGCGTTGATCTGCTTTGATAATTGCCAGCGGCGTTGCACCTTTTGGGCAATTGGCTGTGGCCTGATCCATCACTTTATAGATTGCGTTTGACTTGTTGTTTTTGCATTCAACTGAGTACGGAAAGAGGCGTCTTGCAGCAGGCGAAAACAATAGGTCTTCACCATTTGATCCCATTGATGTTGAGCGGATGTCACCATCTTCAAGTTTAGGAAAAAGTAGGTATAATTTATCTCTGACCCATTGCTGCAGGCGTCTGCCTTTTGCCTTCGCAGATTGAGGCGTTATAGCCACTTCGGTTTCTCTAGGATCGTATAATCACCCCAGCCTGTCCCGTAGTTTACCTCTTCTTCTGCCCTTGCAATTACTGCTAATGTTTTATGTAATTCCGTCATGGCCCATTTCATTACTTCTGGCCCCATGACATGAAGGTGGGAAATGTACGGAGCTTGTTTTTCACACGCAATAAAATTAAATTCAGTTATGTCATAACCAGCAAGCTGACAGGTATATACATAATGAGCGCCCTGTAAAAAATAGCCATATTTTACGCATTCGGACATAAAACCTTTTGGACTAGCGTCTTGCGTAGTCTTCACGTCATAAACGGTATTTTCAGACTCAATCATTAAATCTGGGCGTGTTTTTAATAACAAACCAGAGATCGGGTCTTGGGCCATTATACTAATTTCGTTTATTCTATCAGGGTGATTTAACGCCTTAGAACAAACAGGATTACTCAATGCACCTCTAGTGATACAATTAGCTACGTTAAACTCCACCTCAGTCAAAAGGACTTGGTCTTTGGTTAACTTTTCTTTCATAGCTTTAAATTCAGCACTGGCCTTAGTTTTTGGGCCTTTGATCACTAAATTTTTATCTTTTTCGAGGAGATTGGCATGAACGGCATTACCCATAGCAAAAGCCGCTGACTGAACAATTTTCTGCCCCTTCCAGTGTGCTAATGACTTTTTGTATACCGCTTTGACAGCACTAGAGGAGATACCATCGATTGAATGGTACTGCTCGTTAGACATATCATCCCTAATAGTAACCTGATGGGAAATTGTCTCTGCTTTTTTTACAGCACTCATACTCATGCTACTTCTTCAAAGTCAGCGTCTAGGCTGTCCCCAAGTGCTTCTAAAGCAGCATTATCTATTGAGCCTTCAGACAACGCCTTGAAGTACTGCTCATCAATGTATTTATGCTCGGCACGAATACTATCACCAAACACCTTCATTGTATCACGAACTTCTTTGGTAAGATCTAGAACGGTGGATGTCTCTGGCGTGTAGCCAAACGTATACCAAACAACAGAACCATTTTCGTTATAAATCGAATGTAGTTTAGCCTGGTAGTTGTATACCGCTGAACCTTTCGGAAGAGCTTTAATAAAGTGGTTGTAAAAGCCGCTGTAGGTGGAGTTTTTATGGAACATTATGCACGGTTCGTTCTCAATAACGACTTCCGTTCCATCTTCTTTTTTACCAGTATAACTGACTAGTCCACGGATAACCCGGTGTTGCATGGAGCGCCACTTCTTGGCTTCGTCATA